TGAAAATAGAGAAGAATATAACAGGTATTGTAGAGAAAAAAAGAAAGAACATTATTCTCCAGAAAAAAGAAAAGAATTATACCAAAAAAATATTATTAGTGAGATGTTTTATGCAGCCAAACAAAGAGCAAAAAATAAAAATTTAAGCTTTACAATTACTAAAGAAGATGTTATAATTCCTAAAATATGTCCTGTATTTGGAATTCCACTTGATAGTAGTGATGTGTTTCATGCACCAACTTTAGATAGAATTGTTAACGATTTAGGATATGTAAAAGGTAATGTTAAAGTCATTAGTGCTAAAGCTAATAGATTAAAAAATAATGGTACCATTGAAGAATTTAAACAAATCATAGAATATCTCAAAAATGGATAATATAAAAATTATAAGACTACAATCTGGTGAAGATATAATTGGTAATTATAACAAAGATGAACACTCTGGTGTTATTATTGTTAATAGACCAATGACATTATTCTTTAAAAGATTATCAATGAATAGAACTGTGATGATGATGGGACCTTGGTTACCAGCTGAATTAATAGAAGACAATTCAGTAGAGTTATACACAAAAGATATTTTAACTGTAATATCACCAAAAGAATCTATGATAAGTTACTATATCAATGCAGCTGATGATATGGAAACCACTTTGAAAGAGAATGGTTCAAACATTGAGGCATCATTAACTAACTATGACCAAAATGATGATGACGAGGAAGAAGATGAAGAAGACGATGAGATTTTAAACATGTTGCAAACTCAAACTAGTGGAAAAACTTTTCATTAATGGATTATAATGATGAAAATTTGGAGATAGTAAGTCAAGCTATCAGAAACAATCTAACACCAGATTTGTTACCAAAGAAATGGGTTCAACGCAACGCAAGTAACCCAATGTTTGGTCATTGCCATAATGCATCAGGATGTTTACAAAGAATATTTGGTACAAAGAATATTAAAATGTATCGTGCCTTAGATGATGAAGGCATATATCATTGGTGGGTAATTGACTTGAATGGAAAATTAATTGATTTAACTTCTGAACAGTATACATCAACAGGCAGAACTCCTCCGCATGATGCAGGAACAAAGGCTTCTATTCTTGGGTTTGATTATAGAAAAAGAGTGAATGAACTGGCAGAGAGAGTAAGCAAGGAAGTTAATTCTGATTTAGGAATATTTAATTATTCTTGAAACGGAACACCGCTATGATAACACGATTGAAATTATGTGTCAAGCAGTATTTGAGGTAAATGTGAAAATAAGCTTTGCTTTATTGGAATGGATATGTTAAAATGAGAATATTATGACTAAGAAACACTATGTAAATAACGCTGACTTCCTTACAGCACTAACTGAATATCGCTCTAAGTGTGATGTTGCTAAGACAGAAGGTAAAGAAGATCCAAGAATACCTGACTATATTGGCGAATGCTTTCTAAAGATTGCAGAACACCTATCACGCAAGCCTAACTTTGTATCATACTCTTTCCGAGATGAGATGATTGCTGACGGCATTGAAAACTGCCTAATGTATTTTCGTAACTTTGATCCTGCCAAATCAAAGAACCCATTTGCATACTTCACTCAAATCATTTACTTTGCCTTTCTACGCCGTATTATGAAAGAGAAGAAACAACTGTATGTCAAGTATAAGGCAACACAACAGTTTGGTATATTTGATTCAGGTGAGATGTATGAAGATGCTGAAGGTAACATGAAGCAGTTTGAATTGTATGATAACATATCTGAATTCATTGAAAACTTTGAAGAGAGCCGAGAAAAGAAAAAGAAAGTTAAAGTAAAAGGCCTTGAAAAATTTATTGAACCAACTGATTTAGATATACCCAAAGAACTATGAATTATTAAAGACTTAAACTCAAAAGATAAACATTTATACATACCAAAATGACATACCAAAATGTATAAATATAGGTATATGGAGGCATAATATGTTTGGAGAAAAAGGCAAAAAATCAGGAATATCTAGACAAAACGCAAAAAATAATGGTGATAAAACCTATATTTCAGGTAATGCCTGTAAACATTGTGGGTCATATAAAAAATATACATCAAGTTGTGGTTGTGTGGATTGTAATATTAAAAGAAATGTACAGAAGTTATACGATAATGAATTAATGAAACCGTATAAAACAAAATCTAAAAATAATGCTAAAACATATCGTTATAGAATGAAAAAGAAAAATCAAATGCCCGATAATGTTGACCATTTAAAGATATTAAATTTTTATAAAGAAGCTGAATTATTAACAAAAGAAACAGGAATTATTCATCATGTTGACCATATTATACCTGTCTCTAAAGGCGGATTACATCATCAAGATAATTTACAGGTTATAACCAAAATTGAAAATCTAAAAAAAGGTAATAAAATAATATGAAAATTGCGATACTAGGGGATTGTCATTTTGGTATGCGTGGAGATTCATTAGAGTTTCACCGTTATTGTAAGAAGTTCTATGATGATATATTCTTTCCGTATCTAATCAAAAATAAGATTGATACGGTTTTTCAGCTTGGTGATTTGTTTGACCGCAGAAAGTTTATCAACTTCAACTCACTATATCTGTGCCGTAAATACTTCTTTGATAAACTCCGTGATAACAACATTACACTACATACACTTCTAGGTAACCATGATGTTGCCTTTAAGAATACACTTGAAGTAAATTCTACCTCTTTACTGTTGCAAGAATATGAAAACATTAAAATCTATGCTGAGTTTGATTCGGTATCATTTGATGGTGTGGGAATTGATATTGTACCTTGGCTTTGCACAGACAACCAAGAAGAAATCTTCACACAAATAAAAAACAGTACATATCAAATTTGTTTCGGGCATTTTGAGATTGATGGGTTTGAAATGGATCGTGGCAATGTTTGTCATGGTGGTATTGACAAACAACCTTTAAACAAGTATGATATCGTATTGACAGGACATTTTCATCACAAATCAAATGATGGACATATCTATTATGTTGGCACACCAGGTGAGATGACTTGGGCTGATTATAATGATGCAAGAGGATTTCATATCTTTGATACAAGTACCCGTGAACTTGAATTCATACAAAACCCTTATCGCATGTTTCACAAATTATCTTATGATGATGGTGAACAAGATTTTGAGTTCTGGAAGTCATACGATTTCACTCCGTTGAAAGATACATATGTAAAGGTAATTGTTGTTAACAAACAGAATCCATATCTATTTGATAATGTGATTGACAATCTTTATAAATCAGGCGCATCTGATATATCTATTGTTGAAGACTTTACGGATACAGTAATTGAGAATGACCAAGAACTAATTGACCAAGCTGAAGATACAATGACTATCCTTGGAAAATATATTGATAATTTAACTTTGAATGTTGAGAGTGATAAACTAAAATCTCTGATGAGAGAACTCTACATTGAGGCATTGAATACAGAAACTACTGAATGATAACCTTTCGTTATGTCCGCTGGCGGAACTTGTTAAGTACAGGTAATTACTTTACAGAAATTAAACTAAACAATAAAACTAACACACTCGTTGTTGGTGAGAATGGTTCTGGCAAATCAACAATGTTAGATGCATTATGTTTTGGTTTGTTTGGTAAGGCCTTTCGTAATGTTAATAAACCAAATCTATTGAACTCAATCAATGCCAAAGATTGCGTTGTTGAGATTGAATTTGATACCAATAATAAATCATACAAGATTGTTCGTGGTATTAAACCTAGTGTGTTTGAAATCTATTGCGATAATGAGTTATTAAATCAAGATGCAGCTGCAAGAGACTATCAAGAATACCTTGAAAAGTTTATTCTTAAACTGAATTACAAATCATTTACACAAATTGTAATTCTTGGTTCAGCATCATTTGTTCCTTTCATGCAATTATCGGCATCAGACCGAAGAGCAATCATTGAAGACTTATTAGATATTCAAATCTTTTCGGCTATGAATGGTCTGTTAAAAGATAGACTCACAAACAATAAAGATTTGATGACTCAAAGTAAAAATGAAATTGAGTTGACACAACAACGATATGATTTACAAGATAAACATATCAAAGGTTTGAAACAAAACAATGAAGTAAAGGTGGATGGATATGTTAAAGAGGTACAGAATAATAGAGATGCCATACAAGTCTTACATGGAGAAATTGCTAATCTCTTATCACAAGTCACCACACATCAAACATTGGTGGCAGAAAAGACTTTGGTTGAGGATAAAGTCAAGAAGATTACTAAACTTGAATCGCAGATTGAAAGCAATTTATCCAAATTTCGTAAAGATATCAGTTTCTTTGAACACAATGATAGTTGTCCAACTTGTCGGCAAGCCATTGCCTTGGAGTTTAAAGAGACGGAGTTACAAACATTACAGACCAAGTCAACGGAATGCCAGCACGGATTATCACAATTAGAAACTAAGTTGTTGTCAGAGCAAACTAAGCTAAATGAAATAACTGAAATACAGAAAAATATTCAGGCCTTGCAAATTAATATTGCCACTAAGAATACTACTATCACAGAAACAAACAAGTATATTACCAAGTTAGAAAAAGAAATAGAAGAATTAAAAACTAGCAAGGCATCTACCGAAAAAGAAGAACAAGAATTAACAATTTTAAAAGGCACATTAGCAACGCTAACTGACAATATAAGAACTCTTATAGACGAAAAATCGTATTATGAGATAGCATCTGGTCTGTTAAAGGATACAGGCATCAAAACAAAGATTATCAAACAATACTTACCAATTATTAACAAATTGGTAAACAAGTACCTTGCATCATTAGATTTCTTTGTGAACTTCAACCTTGATGAATCATTTAAAGAAACAATCAAATCAAGGCACCGTGATGATTTCACCTACAACAATTTTAGTGAAGGTGAGAAACAACGAATTGATATGGCATTGATGTTAACATGGCGTGC